CTCTTTCGTTTATAAGATTTCCACCTGCCTCTATCCTAGCCAAAAGTTCCTCTTCTTCCACCCTTTGTTGCGTAGCTATTGCCAATCTTCTCTTTGCAGCAGCTTCTCTTTCTTCATTACTAAATCCTATAGCATTTAAAATATCATCTGCTGCTTCTAATTCTGCATTTTCTAGTTTTTGTATGTTTAATTTTGTTGCTCGGATTCTTTCTTGTTTTATCTCCTCAGCAGTCATTTCTTTAGTAATATTTGGTGTTTCAAGTTTTAAACCTGTACCTCTACCACCGAATTTCTGCATAAATCTTGTTGCACTGTCAACAACTGACGTTACGGTATCTGCAAGACTTTTTAGGAAGTCTCCTACTCCACTTTCAAAAATTTCATTTGCAAATTGTCGGAACGCAATAGTCATGTTGGAAACCTTTGTAGAGAGGTTGTCCATTTTATTTTCCATTGCACCACCAAACCTTTTATCAAGACCTTCTTGCAGTGCATCTGTAATGAGTTTTGCTCCTTCTGCTGTTTTCCCAAAAGTAGCAATATCATCTTTGGCAAGACCTAATTCTTCTTGCAGAATTTTAAGTGCAGGAATACCTCTATCATTCAGTATATTCAGTTCCTCCAAACCTAGACCACCACCTGCTGATCTTTGAACTACTCTTACTAAAGCCTCAAATACGCCTAACTGGTCTACAGAAACAGAAGCCGTATCTGCAAAAGTTTGCAATAATTTATTTGTTGGCTCTATCCCAACAGATTTAAGTGCAATGAAAGCCTTTGTAACAGTTTCTACCTGAAATGGTGTGGTTTGAGCAAATTTAAAGACAGAACTCATGGCTTTATCGCCATCTCTCATGCTACCAAAAACCGTGTCAAGAGAGTCTTTTAAATCTTCAAACTCCATGCCTACTCTTGCTACAACAGATGTCAATTTTCCAATAACTGCACCAGTAGCTACTACAGCTATGCCAATTTTTTTAAATGCAGCAGTCATGTCACGACCTGTGCGACCCCCTTGAGCGTTTGTAGTTTTAAGTTTCTTTTCTACACCATCTAATTTTTTTCTGAGGTCTTTTGTCTCAGCAGTTATGAGTATTTTAAGTTCGTCTACTGTAGCCATTAGTCAGGGTATAACTCCATCAGTTCATCTAATTCTGTTCTGGTCATAGGTTTTTCCTCTGATACAGAATGAAATTTTTGGAATCCTTTTATTGCTTGATACATTTCATTAGGTGACATATCCCAAAACACTTGAGGTGGTAGTTGCATCATGCCTAAACATATCTGCATATATATGTTCCAATCTAAGGAACTTGTGCCTACTGCTTTTTTTCATTTGTCTCCGACTTAGCTTCCTCTGCATCAGAGAGAGTATCTGCTAAAAGCTGTGCCACTACTGTAGATGATTCTATTATGCTTGTAGATTGCAGAATTTGTTTGATTTTATTTTCATCAAAATCATTTCCCCCTCCTCGTAAAGCATACCTGAGTACAACAACTAAAGTTTTAATTCTTACTTTAGCTTGTCCTATATCAGTTGCTAGTTCAATGATTCCTTTATCTAGTTCTTCCTCAATCTTGACTAAAGAATCTATGGTGAGCCTACATTTATAGCTTTCACCACCTAACTCTATTTCAATCTCGCCCTTTAGTGGGTTTGTCATCTGACTTCTCCTTTTTTGTACTTGCCGTTGCAAGTTGTATTTTTAAAATATTATCTCTCTCGTCTAACACACAAGAAAGAATGTTATAGGTTTTGCCATCTACAATTACAGTAGTTGGGTTTTTGCCTAATTCGTTGGGAACTTCTAGCATATCACCATCAAACATGGCAGATATATTGCCCTTAGAACCTTTAACTTCTACCGTTTGCCAAGTCATTTATTAGACCGTAGCAAATGTTATAGCACCTGCACTTTCAAAAGAGATACTGTAAGTAACCTCTCCATTGAACTCTCCTGCATATTCCAAAGATGTTATCTGAAAAGCACCAGTGAAAGTACCAAAGTCAGGAACTAAAAATTGATAGTTGTCTTGTGTATCTGCTAAAGCATTAGTCTTTACAGTTGTTTCACTAGCTGCATCTGTAAATACGCCACTACCTGAAACACTGATTGACTGAATACCTGCTGCTGCCAACATTGTTCTTTTTCCAGAACTATCTTTGTTGGTAACGTCTACAGATTCATTATTGATTGTAAGACTTGTTGATCTCAAGCCTGCTATTGTTGTGAAAGTCTCAGGTGAACCACCGTTACCGACTTTCATAAGCATTGCACTGCCTTTTTGTGCTGCCATATCTTCTCTCCAATTCAGTGAATATTAGTTATTTATTCACTAATTAAACAAGCCGTCTGGCATACAAAATTTATTAGTTACAGCTAGTTAAGAAGTACCTAATATTATGGCTCGGAATCGCATGACACCGTGCCTAGTTACCCCATCTGGGTCAATAAGAATGTCGCCAAACTCAAACCTTAGATTTACTAGATTGAATCCAGTAACACTCAAACTATAATCATGCAATAAATCATGTATTCTGTCCATGATTTGTTTTGTTTCTTTACTGCCTTTGTACTGAGACCATATATCAAAGTTGATAGTATATTCACTGCCATCAACGTCTTTGGTAGAAAAATCTATAGAACTATCCCTACCCATGCTCACGAAAGGGTAGCTGTTTCCCTCTTGTACTTCATCATATACACCTGCACCAAGTGTAGATGTAAGGTTGCTGTCTCCATTTAACCGAGAGTAGATTGCACTTTGGATTGCGAATTGACCGATAGCCATTATTCTATATAACCCCCTTTTTTGAATATTCTTTTTATCTTGGGTCTGTTTCTTTCCAGAGCAGGTTGCATGAATGGTCTAGGTCTAATTGTAGATGTACCAAATTCCAAATGTGGTGCGTAAGATGCAGAAGCTATGATTTGCCCAACTACAGAAGTGCCTCGTTTTTTAACATTTGAACTAATAGAACCCACCAAAAAACCAGTATCACTAGCAGGTGGTTCGCCTTGTGCCGATGCTGTATGTTGCCTTCTAGGATTATACTTTTGGTAAGTGATACCAGTACCACCACTTCGTAAGCTATCTAAAACTGTTTCCTTTACTAGAGAAGTAGACCGTTGTACTAAATGCAACAACTCTTTTTCTGGATTTTCAACAATCCTTTTCTTTAGTTTATTTTGAAAAGCCTTAAGATTTTTAATACCACTTTTAGCCATGATCTTAATCAAATCATAGACCTATCAAAATAACAACAAAAACTTTTTGTAATTATTTGTAAAAAAAGACTTGAAATACTTTCTAAATAGTCCATAATGTACTTATCTAAATTAATTGAAAGGAGATAAAATGAAAAACATTAATAATAAAATAGACCTAAACAAAGACTACTATCTTAATTACGAGGAGTTACCTTTGACTGCTGAAGAAGATGATATTAAAGTAGGCATGGGTGCTACTTACTCAATAGGCTCTGACTCTTATGCTTTTACTGTTGTAGAAGTGAAAGGCAAAGTAGGAAAAAGACAAGTAACACTTCAAAAAGACAATGCTGTTCCTACTAAAGACTCAGACTACTATGGACATCAAAAACACCTTTTCGTTCCTAACCAAGAAACTGACTGGTTTGAATATGTTCAAGAAAGAGACCTGATAAGAAAAGTTAGAAGTCACAGAACTTATAAACCTAGTAACTTAAACAAAAAGACAGGCAGGCTTAGAAAGCAAGGATTTGGTTTTGTTTATATAGGTGAAAGGTCAGAATATAAAGACCCACACAGATAAACACTGTGAAGAAAAAGGGGGGTCAATAGACCCCTTTTTTTTACCCTGTGACTCCAAGTTCACATTCCACTTCAAGGTATCTATTTCTGTTGTCTATGTTTTTTATGTTTCTGATATTGTAGTTATCGTCATCGTATTTGATGCGAAAGTTTGTTCCAATATCTTTTCTGTATCTTATTGTGAAGATGTGAGTGGTTTGTTCTTTGACTTGTCCTTGTTTTAGACTTTCATTTCCTCTGGTTTGTCTGATGTCGGCATATAGGTTTGATAATGTAGTAAAGGTTTCTGTTATGCCTCCTCCTGCATCTCTGGTGTTTGTCGGCTTTTGCAATTCTATTTCAAATCGCATCTTTCCTATGCTCATTATCCTAGTGCCAGTAATGAACTAGAAGCCAAACCACCATGAATCACATAAGGAGAATACAAACTCTTCATCAAAGATGGTGCGCTCTGAGCCTCATACATATCTCCTCTATGCTCATACATATATGCTATGTGTTGTAACATACCTATTCTTATAGGTTCAGGTATTGCGAAAGCACTCGCATAACCTACTACATAAATGACCTCTATAGCGTTTGCTACCCTAAGAGCAGTTGGAAATGTCTCACCTGTTCTTAATACAATTCTTGCAGGCTCTCTGGTAGTATCAACATAGTATTTTGTAGCTGCAAAAGTGGTAGCTGTATCATTATCATCAAATGTTTTGACAGAGGTTACACTTTGAACTGGTGAACGTGGTAATGTGATGTAGTTTTTATAGTAATTAAGATCAGGTGCAGTTCTCATGCCTTCATGCAGATATTCTTCTTGGTCTGTAAGAGCATCTATGAACAAAGTTATAGTTTGTTGCATCAAAGACCTTTTCATGTAGTTTTCTGCAAACTGCCTTGCAGCAATTATCAAAGGTTGAACAATCCTTTCGTCAGTAGAATCCTCAACCCTCAAATATTCTTTCACCTCTTGTAAAGACAAAGGCTCTGCTGTTGGTTCTGTTGATACTGTAAATCCTGCCATTAGACTATTGCTCCAAATATTCCTGATGTAATAGCTACACCATACAAACCCCAAATCATGTATTCCATGCGTACAAACCTTTTAGAACCTGACTCCAATCTTTTTTCAAGATTTTCATACCTGATTGCACAAATTTGTTCATGCAGTTCAAGTCTGCTTACGTCATCAATTTTTTGTGGCTTGCTCAACTACTTCTACTGCCTCCTCAACATCTTCTTTCTTATCAATCTCATGTTCAAATATCCAATCACTTCTACGTTGTATTCCTGCTCTCAAATCCTCTAGCTTTACTGTAAGCCTGTCTATTCTTTCAATAAACTCTGCCTCGTCATTTCTATCCAGTTGCAAGTTGTGAAAAATTGCTTTTCCTTTATCTGAAAAATCTTTGACATATCCAACTGATGTTGTGCCGTCTTTAGTATAAGTAAAAGTTGCTTCTTGTTTTTCTTCTTTGGTATCTACCATATCTTTCTCCTTGTTAAAAAGATAATCATATCACTATGACTCAAGTGCCTCAATTCTCGTTTTCAAATCGTCTATTATTGTTTGTTGTTCTTTTATTGCTTCTACCAGTACCGAAGTTAGGTGTGGATAGTTGACTGACTTCATAGGTGCATTGCCTTCATTGTCATTAGGAAGTCCACCATCACCAACCAGTTCAGGATAAATTTTCTCTACTTCCTGTGCAATCATACCTATTTGAGTATCTGTACCCATTTGCTCTGTGTCTTTCCATGTATGACTGACTCCTCTTAGTTGTTTTACCTTATCTAAAGTTCCTGAAAGTGTAGTTACATTTTCTTTCATTCTTTCATCTGAAACTGTGTATTGTCCACTACCTCCACCTATATAAGATAAATAACTACTACCTACAGCAAAATATATATTGTTAGCAGTAGAATAAACAACTCCGTAGTCTCCTCTTGTATAGCCAGGCAGTAGATCAGAGATTCCCATACTGTTGTTTGCACCGTGTACCATCATGTCTCCACCATCTACTGTCAATCTTGCGTTAGAGACAACACTTGTAGTTCCTATGCCTACGTTGCCATCGTGCTTCAGTATCATTACAACATCAGAATCAGAAACATTAGTTTGGTCAGCATCATTATTTAAGCAGAAAAGCATATTTCCTCTTGAATAGCTTTGTGCTATGTCCTTGAAGAGAATTGCTGCTTTAGTATTAGATGACTCTCCTGATAAACCTATACCATGATAATTTGCAGAATTATTAGTAGCACCTTCAATCCTCAAAGAGTAAGCATCATCAAT